ATGGACAATCTGGACCACTTCGACCCGAGCCTTTTCGGCATCTGGACGGAGCGCCCGCGCTATGCGCAGCAGCCTCGATTTTCGGATGCGGAACTGGCCGACCATGTGCGCGGCGTGCTGCTGGAGACCAAGGCAGCCGAGGGCGCGCTGGACCAGGCGGAGGAGTTGCGGCGGCTTTTGAACGAGATGACGGTCGAGATGCGCGACCAGTTTTCGACCTTCCGGCGCCTGCGGGCTGCCGCCGAAAAGGCATTGGAGGATGGTGACGATGCGGCGCAGAAGCTTGCCCGCGCCGACGTGAAGGCCGCGACCGATGCCATGTCGCTGATCGTCCGGACGCTCGAAAAGGTGGATTCCCTGCAGCGCCAGCTGGCTCGTGACCGGGCAATGGAGGTGGAACGGACCGCCGACGAGGGCGGCTATGAAGAGGCCAAGGGCCGCTTCCTGAAGATGATCGAGGAGCGGGCGAATGAAAATGCTCTCAAGCTTTACGAAGCCTGGAAACGCGACGGCCCACCTGGGGAAGGTGGGACACAGTCAGCGGTCGATGCGTCTGGCGCAGGAGAAGATTGCGGATAGCGCGCTGGCGGCTTTGACGCAGCAAGAACGGAAGATGCGTCAGTTTATGCAACTTCGGACAGAAGGTCGCGCCGCCCTGATGGTAAGCACGGTGTTGAGCAATGCGATCGGGCAGGGAATTGCTGGGCTGTGCGGTGTGCCTAACCCTCCCCCTTGTGGGGAGGGTGGCCGGCAGGCGGGAGGGGATCTGGTCTCTGCGGAAAACTCGGCGCTTCCGAAAAACCCCTCCCCAGCCCCTCCCCACAAGGGGGAGGGGCTCCTCACACCGCCGCATGTTCCCGGCAACGACGGCGCTGCTCCCAAGATAGAGATTGGCCAGACGCACTACGACCCGGATGGCCCCTTCATCCTTCGCCTCGAACGCGACTGGACGTTTACGGGGCGGCCCGAGCAGAGGCCGCCGGAAGGCGACTGGCGCACCTGGCTGATCATGGGCGGGCGCGGCTCGGGCAAGACCCGCGCCGGCGCCGAATGGGTGCATGCACTTGCTTCGGACGCGTCTCGCTCCAGTCTCAGGATCGCGCTGGTGGCCGAAACTCTGGGCGATGCCCGCGAGGTGATGATCGACGGCGTTTCCGGCATTTGCCGGATTGCCCGCAAGAACCCGCCGGAATTCGAGATCTCCCGGCGCCGGCTGGTCTGGCCGAACGGAGCAATCGCGCAGATCTTCTCCTCGGAAGATCCAGAAAGTCTGCGCGGGCCGCAGTTTCATTTTGCCTGGTGCGATGAACTCGCCAAGTGGAAGCATGCGCAGGAGACATACGACATGCTGCAGTTCGGCTTGAGGCTAGGCACCGATCCGCGCCAGCTGGTAACGACCACGCCACGGTCTGTGCCGATCCTCAAGCAGCTGATCGGCGAGGCGGGCACGCGGCTGGTGAAGATCTCGACCCGCACCAATGCCGGCAATCTGGCGCCGGGCTTCATCGAGGCGCTGGAAGCCCGCTATGGCGGCAGCCGTCTGGGTCGTCAGGAACTGGGCGGTGAACTGATCGAGGACCGGCAGGATGCGCTGTGGAACCGCGCCGATCTGGAAACGCTTCGGATACGGCTGACGTCGCCGCTTCGGCGCATCGTAGTAGCCGTGGACCCGCCGGCGGGCGCCGGGGAGGCCTCCTGCTGCGGCATCGTGGTGGCCGGACTGGAGGAAAACGGCCGGGCCGTGGTGCTGGCCGACTGCTCTGTGGCAGGCGCAAGCCCGGCCGGTTGGGCGCAGGCGGTGGTCAAGGCCTATCGGCGGTTCCAGGCGGATCGCGTGGTGGCGGAAGTCAACCAGGGCGGGGAAATGGTGGCGGCCATGCTGAAAAGCGTGGAGGCCGCATTGCCCGTGACCATGGTGCGGGCGACGCGGGGGAAATTCCTGCGGGCCGAACCGGTGGCAGCACTCTACGAGCAGGGCCGGGTGGTCCATGCCGGCCGTTTCACCGATCTCGAGGACCAGATGTGCGATTTCGGTCCTGACGGCCTATCATCCGGCCGCTCGCCGGACAGGCTCGATGCGCTGGTCTGGGCGCTGACGGAGCTGGTGCTGGACGGAACGGGCGTGCCGCGGATCAGAGGGATCTGACGCGGCAAGCCAACGCAGGATCAGCGCTGGTTCGGCTGCTTCGGAGCGGTTTCGCGGATCTGCTTCCACTCGGACTCGAGACGATCGAGGACGTGCTGGGGGATCGGTTTCGAAGGGGTTGCCTGCACCGGTTGCTGCATCATCATGATCTCCTGTTTCTTCATGAAAGCCGACCCCAAACGTCGTGCGACGCTCTTGGTTCCACAGGCGATCCGAAATGTAAACGGGCGCCTAAGCGCCTAAAACGATTTAGATTTTTCTAAACCGATTGAAACTTGGACCGCGTCCGGTGAAAGGCCTGAAGAGGCTGGAACCGAGACGCGAGCCTGCCTTCGAAGGGGTTCACAGATGGGAATCAACCGCAGCTTTTTCTTCGATCATTTGAGCGACGCGCTTTACCGCAAGGGCTTAAGCCAGGCGCAGGTCAATGGGCACGAAGCTGTTCTCGACTATTGGGAAGCACATCATGCCCATGAGGACGACCGCTGGCTCGCCTATAGTCTGGCGACGGCCTTCCACGAAACGGGGCGGACGCTGCTGCCGGTGGTCGAGAACCTGAATTACACTGCCGAACGTCTGCTGGTCGTGTTTCCGAGCCGGTTCACACCGGAAGAGGCGAGGCGCTATGCCCGCCGGCCGGAGCGGATCGCCAACCGTGTGTATGGCGGCCGGCTCGGCAACGGCCCCGAGGCGAGCGGCGATGGCTGGCGCTATCGAGGCCGTGGCCTTGTGCAGATCACCGGCCGGAGCAATTACGGCAAGTTCGGTCTTGCAGGCGAGCCGGACAGGGCGCTTGAGCCGCGGACCGCGGTGCGTATTCTGGTCGAGGGCATGATCGCCGGGCGCTATACTGGCAAGAGCCTGGCGAGCTATTTCCACGGCGACGAGGCAGATTGGGTGAACGCCCGCAAGATCATCAACGCGCTGGACCGCGCCAGCGACATCGCCGACTATGCCAGAAGCTATTACGCCTCCATCAGCTATACGGTCGGGGCACAGGCTGCCTGAAACGCATCCCGCCAGATATTCAACTCCAAATCTTCATCCAGAGGAAGATCCATCATGAAATCTCCATTTCGCCGGCCGCGATTCCTCGCGGGCGGACGACCGGCCGTGGCCGAAAGGCAGTCTGTCGAGGTAAAGACCACCAGCCTAGGCGGAGCCTTTGCAATCGTCTCGGGCGAGGGTGCTGCCCACTGGTCGGGCCGCTCCTATGCGGCGCTGTCGCGCACGGGCTTCATGAAGAACCCGGTCGCCTATCGCTGCATCCGCATGATCGCGGAAGCGGCAGCCGCCGTGCCATGGCTCGCCTATGAGGGACGCAGCGAAATCGCCGATCATTCGGCGCGGTCGCTGCTGGCCCGGCCGAACAGCCGCCAGAGCGGGCCGGATTTCTTCGAGACGCTGTACGGTCATCTGCAACTTTCCGGTAATGCCTATGTGGAACCGCTGGTGCTGGGCGAGGAACTGCGCGAGCTGCACCTGCTGCGGCCGGATCGTGTCAGCGTGGTCGAGGGCCGCGACGGCTGGATCGCCGCCTACGACTACCGCGCCGGTGGCGTGACGCGCCGGCTACCGGCCGAGACGCCGGGCGTGGCGCTGCTGCACCTGAAGCTGTTCCATCCGCTCGACGATCAGTGCGGCTTCTCCCCGCTCGGTGCGGCGGGCGCGGCGCTTGATCTACACAATGCGGCCATGGCCTGGAACAAGGCGCTTCTCGACAATTCGGCCAGACCCTCCGGCGCGCTCGTCTATCAGCCCAAGGAGGGCGGCAATCTTTCCGCCGACCAGTATGAGCGGCTGAAGGAGGAGCTGGAGGCCGGATATGCCGGCGCCGTCAATGCCGGACGGCCGCTGCTGCTCGAAGGCGGGCTGGACTGGAAGGCGATGGCGCTGTCGCCCAAGGACATGGATTTCGCGGAGGCCCGCAACGGTGCGGCCCGCGATATTGCGCTGGGGCTCGGCGTGCCGCCCATGCTGATCGGCATTCCGGGCGACAATACCTACGCCAATTACCAGGAGGCTAACCGCGCCTTCTACCGCCTGACCGTGCTGCCGCTGGTGGCGAGAACGGCCGCAAGCTTTTCCGCCTGGCTGGGCGAAGCCTATGGCGATGCGCTGCGGCTGGAGCCGGATTTGGATGCGATCGCCGGCCTTGCCGCCGAGCGCGAGGCGTTGTGGGCGCGGGTGGGCGCGGCAAGCTTCCTCACCGACGACGAGAAGCGCGAGGCGGTGGGTTATTGATGAAGTGCGGCCGCGGGTGTAGATTGTAATACGCCGTATTACAAAAGGAGGCTCCGATGGCCGACAAGCCCGTTCTGTCCGATCCTATCACGCTGCGCATGCCCCAGGACATTCTCGATGACATCGAGAAGATCGCCGAGACCTCCGAGCGCAGCCGCAGCTGGGTGATCGTCCGCGCGCTGAAATATTATCTGATGGCAGAGGGGAGTGAAATACTAAGCATTCGGCGAGGCCTGGAGGACGCAGCCGCCGGGCGGACAATCGATGCCGAGGAATTCTTCGATGAACTCGACCGTCTCGATCAGGAAGACGCCGCCTGATGAAAGTTCTCATCTCGGAAGAAGCGATCCGCTACATCCAAAGAGAGAGGACTTACCTTGGCCACTTCAGCCGCCGTGCTTCAATTGCGTTTTCTCAGCAGCTGAAACGTGGGGTCCGACTGATTGGTGAGCATCCTCGGATCGGTACGGTGGTGGCACCCGTTGAGGGTGTCCGCAGGTTCGTATCGGCACCTTATCACCTGGACTACGTAATCAAGCCGGATCACGTCCTGATCGTTTCGGTTTTGCATGCAAGACAGGGACCGGCAGATCTGGAGAAGGACGAAGACGGCAGCTTCGAGTAAGGAACCGGCTGCCGATCACACTTGGTGTAGTCTCAGGCTCCTCATTCAAAGCCCGAGGCACCGGATGTCGTTCGTCAGCCGGCCCCACCAAGGGCTTGAGCCGACTCTTGAAATTCGCTGCTCTTGAAGTGTCGCGTGAAGCAGCGCCGGCGTCCGTACGTCTGGCGTGAACCGCTCTTGCGGCCTCCATTCTGAAACAGAAAGATTAACAATGGCTGACATCGGCAACGACACCGGCGTCTGGGCGGCGAAGCTGTTGGGCGCGGCATCGGGAGCGGGCGTCTCGCTCATCTACCTCTTGCCGAAGAGCCGTCGCGAGGCCGCCACCCGCTTCATCACCGGCGTCAGCTGCGGCCTGATCTTCGGCGCGCCGACCGGCCTGTGGCTGGCGGCCCGGCTGGGCATCAACGGCCTCCTGTCCGGCCCGGAACTCATGCTGGCGGGTTCGGCGTCCGCCAGCCTCTGCGCCTGGTGGGCGCTGGGTGCGCTGGCCCGGATCGCTGAGCGTTACGGCCGACGGACGACCAGCGGCGACTGAGCCGGCCTTTTCAATTCAATGCAGGAGAATGCTCGATGCACGCTTACCGCGGGCCGCGCCCCGTCATGACTTCGTCTGCGCGCAAATTCGCCAATCTCGAACTGTCGGGCCTCAAGGGCGACGGGACGTTTTCCGGCTATGCCAGCGTCTTCGGCGAGGTCGATCTCGGCAAGGACCGGATCGAACGCGGCGCCTTCCTCAACTCGCTCGTCGGCCGCGGGCCGCAGGGCGTGCGCATGCTCTACCAGCATGACCCGAACGAACCGATCGGCGCCTGGAAGGCAATCCGCGAGGATGCCCGCGGCCTTTACGTCGAGGGTGTGCTGTCGCCCGGCGTCGCCCGCTCCCGCGAGGTGCTGGCGCTGATGAAGTCCGGCGCGCTCGACGGCCTGTCGATCGGCTTTCGCACTGTGCGGGCTCGCACCGACCCCAGGAGCGGGGTGCGGCGGATTCTCGAGGCGGATCTCTGGGAGATCTCGGTGGTGACCTTTCCGATGCTGCCATCGGCCAGGGTCTCCGACGTCAAGAATGCACGGTTCTTCCGGGATCGGGAAACCGAGCTGGTCCGCCAGATGCGGCGGGCGGCAAAGATGATGATCAGAACAACCTTCAAGGGAAAAGCGATATGACGCAACAGGGTGTGCAGACGGATATGCAGGCGAGCCGGGTGGCGCCCGAGGTGAAGGCCGTGCCGGAGACGATGACGGCGGCCTTCGACGAATTCATGGAGGCCTTCGAGGCCTTCAAGGACGTCAACGACCGCAGGCTCGGCGAGATCGAGCAGAAGCTGACCGCCGATGTCGTGACACGCGACAAGATGGACCGCATCAATCGGGCGATGGACGAGCAGAAGAAGGTGCTCGACCAGATCGTGCTCAAGAAGGCGCGGCCGCCGCTCGGGCGTGGGCAGGATGACCTGTCGCCGGACGCCACGGAGCACAAGGCGGCTTTCGACGCCTATGTCCGGCGTGGCGAGGAGGCGAGCCTGCGCGAACTGGAGGCCAAGGCCTTTTCCGCCGGCAGCGGCGCCGATGGCGGCTATCTGGTGCCGCCGGAAACCGATAGCGAGATCGGCCGGCGCATTTCCGTGGTCTCGCCGATGCGGGCGCTCTCGACCGTGCGGACTGTCTCCTCCTCCGTCCTGAAGAAGCCCTTTGCCACCAGCGGCCTTGCCACCGGATGGGTGGCCGAGACGGCGGCGCGGCCGCAGACCAATTCCGCGCAGCTGGCGGAACTGGCCTTCCCGACCATGGAACTCTACGCCATGCCGGCCGCCACGCAGGCGCTGCTCGATGATGCCGCCGTCGATATCGAGGCCTGGATCGCCGGCGAAGTGGACGTCGTCTTTGCCGAACAGGAAGGCGACGCCTTCATCCGCGGCGATGGCGTGGCCAAGCCGAAGGGCTTCCTCTCCTACCCGACGGTGGCCGACAGCGCCTGGAGCTGGGGCAGTCTCGGCTACATCGCCACCGGCGCGGCAGCCGGATGGAAGGCGACCGGCCCCTCCGACACGCTGATCGAGACGATCTATTCGCTGCGGGCCGGCCATCGCCAGAACGGCACGTTCATGATGAACCGCAAGACGCAGAGCGACATCCGCAAGTTCAAGGATGCGGACGGCAATTACCTCTGGCGCCCGCCGGCGACCGCCAGCCAGCCGGCCTCGCTGCTCGGCTTCGCGATTGCCGAGGCGGAGGAAATGCCCGATGTCGGTGCCAATTCGCTGTCGCTTGCCTTCGGCGACTTTCGCTCCGGCTATCTGGTTGTGGACCGGGCGGGTGTGCGTATCCTGCGCGATCCCTATTCGGCAAAGCCCTATGTGCTGTTCTACACGACCAAGCGCGTCGGTGGCGGGGTGCAGAATTTCGAGGCGATCAAGCTCGTAAAGTTCGCAGCCAACTGAATACCCCCCTCTGCCCTGCCGGGCATCTCCCCCTCAAGGGGGGAGATCGAAGGAGGCGCGGCCACGAGTTCCCAATCTCCCCCCTTGAGGGGGAGATGTCACGAAGTGACAGAGGGGGGTGCGAGGAGCACTGACCCCGCAATGAAAAGGCTTCCCATGACCTATGCCCTGATCACTCCGCCTGTCGCGGAGCCGCTGACGCTTGCCGAGGTGAAGGCGCATCTGCGCCTGGACCAGACCGACGAGGATGCGCTGCTCCTATCCCTGATCCGCACCGCCCGCGAACACCTGGAGCGCGAGACCGGGCTCTGCCTGATCACCCAGTCCTGGCGGCTCTACCTCGACCGCTGGCCGAGGGACGGCATCGTCCGGATTGCGAGATCTCCTGTGCAAGCGATTCAAAACGCTCGCGTCTATGATGCCGACGGTGATCCGGTTGATGTTTCACTGGAGGATCATCTGCTGGATGGCTCAGGACGTCCGGCCCGGTTCTGGCTGCGCAACCCGCCGAAGCCTGCCCAGGCGGTCAATGGCATCGAGATCGATTTTACGGCCGGCTATGGCGAGGCGGGCACGGACGTGCCCGATACGCTGAAGCGGGCCATGCTGATCCATATCGGTCACATGTTCGCCTTCCGTGGCGTGATCTCGCCCGACCAGCAGCCGGCCGGCATTCCGGACGGATACGAGCGACTGACGGCGCCGTTCAAACTGCGGAGGCTCTGATGGTCGCCTTCTTCGACCCCGGCCAGATGACCGCTCGGCTGGATATCGAAGCGCCGCAGCCGTTCGCCGATGGGCAGGGCGGCGCGACTTTGATCTGGCAGGTCCTAGCGTCGGTCTGGGCGCGGATCGAGCCCGTCTCCTTCGTCGTGGCAGAGGACGAGGCGGCCGCACAGACTGGGACGATCAGCCACCGGATCTGGCTGCGCTTCCGCGATGACGTCGTGGCCGGACAGCGGCTTCGCAAGGGCATGCGCGTTTTCACGATCAAGCTGGTGCGCGATCCGGACGAGACGCGCCGCTACCTGGTGTGCCAGTGCGAGGAGGATGCGCGATGAAATCTGCCCAGTCTCTGCTTGCCGCCCTGTTTCAGCGACTGTCATCGGATGCGGCGCTTGTCGCCATGCTCGGCGCGGACGGAGTGCGGGACCGGCTTCTGCCGCGCCCGAGCCTGCCCTGCATCGTGTTCGGCGACATGGAGACGCGCGATATTTCCGCCGATGACGGAAAGCTCGATGAGCATGTCCTGACGCTGGAAGTCTGGTCGGACGGCGAAGGGCGCCGCCAAGGCCAAGAGGTTGCGGGCCGCGTTCACACGCTTCTTCACGAGGCGGATCTGGATCTGGATCTTGGCGACACAGTTCTGGTGAACCTGCAGGTCACGAGCTTGCGCACAAGGCGCGAGCCGAAGACGAAATACTACCTTGCCGAGGTGAGGTTGCGGGCGGTGACCGAATAGGTCGTCCGGTGGTCGGCGCGTCTCACCAGACGCAGCAGCATGAGAATGCAGGCGAGCGAGATCGCGGAAAGAACAGCGCCGACGCAGAGAGCGGCTGTGGCGCCGACACGGTCGAGAAGCGCCGTGAAGACCACGGGCGCGACCCCGTTGGCAAGGTTCTGCGGCAGCGACAGCCGCGCCGCCTGCAAACCGTAGTCGCGGGCGGAAAACAGCGAGAGCGGCAGCAGCGCCCGGGCTACGGCCAGGACGCCGGTGCCGAAGCCGTAGAGGATCATGAAGACGATCAGCACCGTGGGCGTGGACGGAACGAGCGCGGCAAGCAGGAAGCTTGCAAGCGTGAGCACCGTGCCGATGACCGAGGTGAGGATGGCGTTGCCGCGCCGGCCGAGAACCGTATCGACGAAGCGGGCCGTGACCCCAAGTGCGCCGCGGGCAGAGCCGAGCTGCAGGGCGAGCGCCGGCGACGCACCGGATTGGCGCAGGAGCGCGAGCAGGGATGGCGCCAGCCCGAAGCTGACGAAGGAACTGATCGAGGTTGCCGCCGCCATGTAGAGAAAGGCGCGGCTGCGTTCGGCGGGGGTAAGATCCACCGGATCGAGCGCCGCCGCCTGCGCCTGTTCGCGGCTTTCCACGGGCTTCGGCAAACCGAACAGGTAAAGCGGCAGGCAGACGAAGACCTGGAGCGCGGCGCAGATGACGAATGTCATTCGCCAGCCGAAGAGATGATCGAGGGCGGCGAGCGCCGGCCAGAAGACGGTGGCGGACAGGCCGGTGAAGAGCATGAGAATGGCGATGACACGCTTGCCGTTCATGCCTTCGCGCTCGACGACGGCCGTATAGGCCGGAGCCGAGAGGCCGAGCGCACCGCCGATGCCGATGACCACCCAGGCAAGGGCGTAGGTTGCGATCCCTCCCGCGGCGGCGAGCAATAGCAGCCCGGCAGCAAAAATCAGCGAGGCGCAGGCGAGCACGCTCGCAGCGCCGTATCGCTTCAGCAGCCGTCCGGCCGATGGACCGGCAAATGCGCTGACCAGCATCATGATCGTCAGGCCGAAGAAAATGACCTCGTTCGGGAGACCGAGATCGGGCGCGATCACGCGGCCCATGATGCCGAGCATGTCGAAGCTCGTGCCCCAGGAAATGATCTGCGTGACGGCGAGCACCGCGATGGTTCGCGCCGAGCGCAGCGGGAGTGTCTGGGGCATTGGCGGCGACTCGGGAAGGCGAAGGATTCCGACGGCGTAGCATAGCCGCGCGAGAGGCAGAAGCCGTAGCATCGGCGAACGAAAGGGATGTGACAATGGTGGCGCAGAAGGGCAGGGACCTGCTGCTGAAGATCAGTGACGGCGGAGCATTCGTGACGGTGGCGGGGCTGCGGACGAAGCGGCTCGCCTTCAACGCGGAAACCGTGGACATTACCGACGCCGAAAGCGCCGGCCGCTGGCGCGAACTCTTAGGCGGCGCCGGCATCCAGCGCGCCTCCCTTTCGGGCGGTGGCATCTTCAAGGATCAGGCGAGCGACGCGACGGTGCGCAGCGCCTTCTTCGCGGGCAGCATTCTGTCCTGGCAGATCCTCATTCCCGATTTCGGTTCCGTTACGGGACCCTTCCAGATGACATCGCTGGAATATTCCGGCGAGTACAATGGCGAGGTGCGCTTCGAGCTAGCGCTCGAGTCGGCCGGCAGCCTTTCCTTCGGAGCGCTCTGATGAATATGGCGAGCGGACGACGCGCGAACCGCCGTCGCGGCGAGGTGGAGGCGCTGATCGACGGTCAATGCCGGATCCTCTGCCTGACGCTTGGGGCACTGGCGGAGCTGGAAACCGCATTCGCGGCCGGCGATCTTGCCGGGCTGGCGGCACGTTTTTCCTCCGGCGGGCTGAAGGCGGCCGACATGATCCGCATTATCGGCGCGGGCCTGCGCGGTGCCGGCAACCTCATCTCCGACGATGACGTGGCGGCGGCCTGTTTCGACGAAGGCGTGGCCGGCTGCGCCCGGACCGTCGGCGAACTGCTGAGCGCCACATTCGCACCGGCGGACGGAGCACCGACCGCAAACCCTTGAAGGCCGCAGCGGGCGGCAGGCTGGGCGTCGAGCCCTTCCCTTGGGAAGCGTCGATGCACATCGGCCTCTGCCTGCTGCGGCTTAAACCTCAAGACTTCTGGAGCCTGACGCCGATCGAATTCTTCGCCATGGCAGGCGGGCTGAAGCCGCGCGGGCATGGCATCGACGGGCAGAGGCTCGACGCGCTGATGGGGGATTTTCCCGATCAAGACGCCTGATGGAGACGATCCGTGACGGACAATAGCGATAACGATTTTGCCGGCAGCCTTTCCGGGGCGACGGCCTTGAGCCAGACCATGGCCGATCTGGAGGCGCGGTCACAACGCTTCGGATCTGCGCTGACGAGCGCGCTGCGCTCCGCGACCACCGGCGGCAAGGGACTGGACGACGTGCTGAAGGGGCTGGCAAACCGGCTGACGGATGTCGCGCTTTCGGCCGGCCTGAAGCCGCTGGAGAGCATGCTGGGCAATGCTGTCGGCAGCGCGCTCGGTTCGGTCACCGCTTTTGCGGATGGCGGCGTGGTGCGCGCGCCGACCTATTTTTCGACAGGCGGCGGAACCGGCCTGATGGGCGAGGCGGGCGCGGAGGCGATCCTGCCTCTGCAGCGCGGGGCTGACGGAAGTCTCGGCGTCGCGGCCTCCGGGGGCGGCTCGCAGCCGCAGATCGTCTTCAACGTGACGGCGACCGATGCAGCGAGCTTCCGCAAGAGCGAGGGTCAGGTCTCCGCCATGCTGGCTCGCAGCGTGGCGCGCGGCCGTCGGGGATTGTGACCCGATAGAGAGGAAGTAAGCCATGAGCGGTTTTCACGACGTGCGGTTTCCCCTGCGCCTGGCGCTGGGAGCAAGCGGCGGGCCGATGCGTCGCACCGATATCGTCAATCTGTCGAACGGGCGGGAACAGCGCAACCAGCGCTGGCGGGATTCGCGCCGCCGATATGATGCGGGGTCGGGCGTGAAGTCGCTCGCCGATCTCTATGCCGTGCTGGAATTCTTCGAAGCGCGGGGCGGGCAGCTCTACGGCTTCCGCTTTCGCGATCCGCTCGACTGGAAATCCTGCGGGCCAACGGAAAGCATCTCCGCAGTGGACCAGGCGCTCGGCACCGGCGACGGTGTCACGTCGAACTTTCCGCTGGTGAAGATTTATGGCGACAGCGGCGGCAATTGGGTGAGGCGCATCACCAAGCCGGTTGCGGGATCGGTGATGGTCTCAGTGGACGGGGTGACCGTAGCTACCTCGGCCTTTGAGGTGGATGCCACGACCGGCACCGTCGGTTTTGCGGCCGGTCATGTGCCGGCGGCTGGCGCGGCGATCCGCGCCGGCTTCGAATTCGATGTGCCGGTGCGCTTCGATACCGACCGCATCGATGTGGATCTGGCGCATTTCAACGCCGGTCGTATCCCATCCATCCCGCTTGCGGAGGTCCTGGCATGAGAGTTCTTCCCGACGCGCTCGCAGCGCATCTTCGCGAAGAGGCGACCACAACCTGCCATTGCTGGCGCGTAACCCGCCGCGACGGCGAGGTGCTCGGCTTTACCGAACATGATCACGACCTTGCTTTCAGCGGCACGGTCTTTCAGGCCGCAAGCGGCTTTTCCGCAAGCGAAGCGGACAGTGCATCCGGCCTTGCGGCCAGCGCCGACGAGGTATCCGGTGGATTTTCGAGTGCCGTGATCAGCGAGAAGGACCTGGCGGACGGGCATTACGACGGCGCGCGGGTGGAGTTGTTTCTCGTCAATTGGGCCGAGCCCGAGCAGCATGTGCTGCTGAACCTGCGTGAGATCGGCGACGTGGTGCGGGCTGGCGGCCAGTTCAGGGCCGAATTGCGCAGCCTTGCGCACCGGCTGAGCCAGCCGCAGGGGCGTGTCTACAACCGGCGCTGCGACGCAAGTCTGGGCGACACCCGATGCAGTGTCGATCTGGCTGTCTGGCGCGGGCAGGGGCTGGTGACCGGGATGCAGGGCGGCAGCGTCATTCGCGCTTCAGGCCTTGCCAATTTTGCGACGGGTTTCTTCGACAGGGGCAGGATGCAGTTTCCGGATGGAACCATGGCGGAGATCGACACACATCGGCGTCTGGCGGACGGAACGGCGGAACTGGGCCTGTGGTTGCCGCTCGACATGCCGGTGGCCCTGGGCACCCAATTCACCATAAGTGCCGGCTGCGACAAGAGTTTCACCACCTGCCGCCTGCGCTTCGGCAACCACCTCAATTTCCGCGGCTTTCCTCATGTGCCCGGCGCGGACTTCGCCTATTCCTACGCCGACGGGGAGCGGGTCCATGACGGCGGCCCGATCTTCGAATGAGCGCGTCCGGTGTAACGATCGTACGGCTGGCGGAAGACTGGATCGGCACGCCTTATCGTCATCAAGGCGCGCTGAAGCATGTCGGTTGCGATTGCATTGGCCTCATCCGCGGCATCTGGCAGGAGCTGTATGGCGAGGATCCGGGTCCGGTGCCGGCCTATGCGCCGGATTGGGCGGAACGCAGCGGCGAAGACCGGCTGATGAATGCGGCGCTGCGGCTCTTCGGGCCGGCGCTTCCCATCGCCGATGCGATGCCGGGCGACCTGCTGCTGTTCCGCTGGCGGGCCGATTGCGCGGCCAAGCATGCAGGCATTCTGTGCGGGCCGCAGCACTTCATCCACGCCTACGAGCAGACGGCGGTGACGCGCTCTGCGCTGGTTCCGGCATGGCGGAAAAGGGTGGCCGGCGTGTTCCGATTTCCACCCGCATCGCATGATTGAAAACCGGGTGGGGCCCGTCCTCACCGGTGCGCCGGCTGGCGCGGCGCGCACTGCTTCTGCTCCCAAACACCCCGACGCTATCACAATTTGAACGCGCATCCAGTGGCATCCGAAAAGGTGCCGGATGGCCGCGAGGGATGCTCTATGGCCACTCTTCTCTTCCAGGCGGCGGGTGCCGCACTCGGCGGCGTTTTCGGTCCGGTCGGCGCGGTGATCGGACGTGCCGCGGGAGCACTCGCGGGCAGCATGCTCGACAAGGCCCTCATCAATGGCACCACCACCGTATCCGGCGCGCGGCTGGCGACGGCAAGGCTGCCGGGCGCCGACGAGGGGACGGCGGTGAGCCGTCTTTACGGCACGGCCCGGATCGGCGGCACCCTGATCTGGGCGACGCGCTTCGAGGAGGAAGTGACGCGCGAGCGCAGCGGCTCCAAGGCGACGGGGCCGCGGGTGGAAACCTTCCGCTACTATGCCAATCTTGCGGTCGGGCTCTGCGAGGGGCCGATCGCCCATGTGCGGCGCGTCTGGGCGGACGGCCGCGAGCTGGACCTGACCGGCATCGAAATGCGCGTCCATCGTGGCGATGAGGCGCAGCTTCCCGATCCGCTGATCGAGGCCAAGCAGGGCGAGGGCAGGGCACCGGCCTATCGCGGCCTCGCCTATGTCGTGTTCGAGCGGTTGCCGCTCGACAGTTTCGGCAACCGTATCCCGGTGCTGCAGTTCGAGGTGATGCGGCCGACCGGTAGGCTGGAAAAGCAGATCCGGGCGGTCACGATCATTCCCGGTGCGACCGAACACGGCTATGCAACCGAAGCGGTCAGCGAGAAGACCGGCGAAGGCAGCGCCCGCGTGCTCAACCGCAACTCGCTGACGGCGGCAACCGACTGGCAGGCCTCGCTTGACGAGTTGCAGGCGCTCTGCCCCAACCTCCAGCGGGTGGCGCTGGTCGTCTCCTGGTTCGGGACGGACCTGCGGGCAGGGCACTGCCGCATCCTGCCCGGCGTGGAGGTCTCGGCACGCGAAGACGAGAGTGTGCAATGGGAGGTTGCGGGCGTGAGCCGTGCGACGGCGCATCTGGTCAGCCGTATCGATGGCGGCCCGGCCTTTGGCGGCACGCCGAGCGACAGCAGCGTCGTCCAGGCCATCGCGGACCTCAAGGGGCGTGGACTGGACGTCTTCCTCTATCCTTTTCTGATGATGGATATTCCGCCGGGCAATGGCATGCCCGATCCCTATGGCGAGGCCGAACAGGCAGCGTTTCCGTGGCGAGGACGGATCACCTGTCATCCTGGACCGGGACAGATGGGCACGGCCGACAGAACGTCGGCGGCGCGCAGCCAGGTGCAGAGCTTCAGCCGGGACGCAGACGGTTACCGGCGCATGATGCTGCATTACGCGGCGCTGGCGGCGGAAGCGGGTGGCGTGGATGGGTTCATCCTGGGTTCCGAACTGCGGGGCCTGACGCAGTTGCGCGATGAGATGAACCGGTTCCCCTTTGTCGAGGAGCTGGTCGATCTGGCGGCGGATGTGCGTGCGCTTCTCGGGCCTTCGGCCAAGCTGACCTACGGCGCCGACTGGAGCGAATATTTCGGCTATCATCCGGCCGACGGATCGGGCGACGTGTTCTTCCACCTTGATCCGCTATGGTCGTCGCCGGACATCGATGCGGTCGGGATCGATAACTACATGCCGCTGGCCGATTGGCGCGACGAGGATCTGTCGGCGGTCAACCCGGACGGCTTTCGCTCTGCGGAAGACATGGCTGCGATGACGCGGCAGATCGCAGCTGGCGAAGGCTTCGATTGGTATTATGCCAGCGACGCGGATCGCACGGCGCGGCTGCGCTCGCCCATCACCGACGGACTGGCGGGCAAGCCCTGGGTGTTCCGCCCCAAGGACCTGGAAGGCTGGTGGTCGAACCGCCATTTCGAGCGGGTGGGCGGTGCTGAAAAGGCGCTGCCCACGGCGTGGCTGCCCGGCATGAAGCCGATCTGGTTCACTGAACTCGGTTGCCCGGCGGTCGACAAGGGCGCCAACCAGCCGAACGTCTTCATCGATCCGAAATCGGTCGAGAGCCATTTGCCCTATTTCTCCGGCGGTGGCCGCTCGGACAGCATGCAGCGCCGGTTTCTGCAGGCGCATCATGCGTGGTGGCATGGAGACGGCCCGCTGCAGGGCATGGTCGATCCGCAGCATGTCTTCGTCTGGACCTGGGATGCGCGACCGTCGCCGGCTTTTCCGGACGACCTGTCGATCTGGAGCGATGGCGGCAACTGGCGAACCGGACACTGGCTGAACGGGCGCCTGGGCGGCACGACGCTTGCGGATCTCATCGCTGCCGTCCTGACGGAACATGGCTTCGACGACTATGACGTGTCCGACGTCGGCGGTGACGTGCTGGGCTATATCCAAGGCGACGTGACCTCGGCGCGCTCGCTGCTCGAACCGCTGCTGGAACTGTTCCAGGTGGACGTGGCGGAAGATGGCGGACTCTTGCGCTTCCGGTCTCGGCTGCGGTCAAGCCTGCCTGCGCGACAGTTGCAGATGCTGGCCGATGTGGAGGGCGAGGCGCTGTGGTCCGAGAACCGCGGCCACGACAGCGACTTCCCGGTGGAAGCGGTGCTGACCTCCTACAATCCCGTGCTCGACTACGAGCAGGCGAGCGTCAGGTCGCGGCGGGTGGAGGCGGCGAGCAAGCGCATTCTCGGTTACGACCTGCCGGCGACGCTGAGCGAGGAAACAGCGCTCACCTCCGTCGAAACGCTCCTGCGCAGCCAGCGGGTCTCGCGGCGCGCGCTGAACCTCTCATTGTCGCCTGCGGAGGTTGGGATCGAACCCGGCGATGCCGTGGAACTGGCCCTGCCGGATGGCGGCGGTGCAATCGGAACCTTCATCGTGGAGCGGATCGAGGAGGGGGATGTGCGGCGGGTGGAAGCGCGCCACCATGCGCCGCTCGCGCCCGCCGACCACTCCGGTGAAAACGCCCGGCGGAACGACGACAGCACCGTCTCGGCCGGTTTCGCCCCGATCGTCCATTGGCTCGACCTTCCGCAATATTCCGGCGGAGATGCCGCAAGCTTTGCCCGCATCGCCGCCTATTGCCGACCCTGGCGCCGCATGGTGGCCTCCTCCTCGACGGGAAGCGAAGGCTACCGTCTGCGCGCGAGCCTCGATTGCCCGGCGCGAATTGGCATGCTGAGGGAGGGGTTGCAGGCGGGGCCGCTCGGGCGGTTCGACCACGCAAACGATCTGACGCTGCAACTGTTCTTCGGCGGCCTGTCGTCCATCGACAGGTTGGCGGCTATGAGCGGAGGAAACCTGCTTGCGGTGAAAAGTGACGCCGGCGTTTGGGAAGTGGTCGGTTTTGCGGACGCGATGGAGATCAAGCCCGGCATCTGGCGGTTGAGCAGGCTGCTGCGCGGCCTGGCCGGCACGGAAGATGCCATAGCGGCTGGTACGGCTGCCGGTGCGCCGGTGGTGGTGCTGGACGAGGCGGTCATCCCGCTTGGCCTGACGAGCGAAGAGAGGGGACGTAGCCTGAACTGGCTGGTGGAAAGCACCGGCGCTTCCGGCGGCCGGATCGGCCCGATCCAGTTCAGCGGCGGTATGAGGGCGCAGACCCCATTGGCGCCGGTTCATCTGAAAGCCGAACGCAACGCATCCGGCATTACGACCCGCTGGACGCGGCGCGGACGGCTGGACGCGGATGACTGGGAGGCCTCCGACATTCCGCTGGACGAGCCCTTCGAGCGTTACCGGGTGGAAATCCTGAACGGGCCAAGTGTCAAGCGCATGGCCGAGGTCGATAGCCCCAAATTCCTTTACGCGGCCGCCGACGAACTGGCCGACTTCGGCGTACCGCAACCGAGCCTGCGCTTTCGTGTGCGGCAAATGGGTCGGGCGGTGCCGCTCGGCATCCCTGCCACGGCCGATATCGATGTTTGACAACCTCAAGGAGACGACGACATGGACGCTATGAAAGCCTGGTACAAATCCAAGACCGTCTGGGGCGCTCTGATCGCGATCGCTGCCTCGTTGCTACATGGTTTCGGGATCGATCTCGGATCGGACGCCCAGAATCAGCTGGCCGATCTGGCCGTAACGCTGGCGGGTGCGGTCGGCGGGCTCATCGCGATATACGGGCGCATCAGGGCGGAAAGCACAATCGGGGGAAATTAGCGGTGAGCCCATGCCCATTACCGAGCATTCATTTGCCATTCAGCCGCCTTTGGCTACATAATCCATCACATGCTTTGGACATGATCCTGACGTCTCGTGAGCGGAAACTGTAGACATGGCACGACTGCCGATTATCGCGTTAGTGGCCGCCGGGTTGGGGGCTTTGATTGCCTTCCAGGCCGACATGGCCCCCGCCCGCGATTATCTTGTGCTTGTCGCCGGCGACTGCGGTGCCGCAGCTTCACGAGTGATGCGCGAGACGGGCGGCCAGCTGCTTTCCGCCCAGCCTTCCTCCGACGGCCAGACCTGCATCGTGACGGTGCTGGTTCAGGGCAGCGGCAGCGAACGGCCTCGCAAGGTGACCGTCCGGGTGCCGATGTAG